ACAAGCCTTGCCTCTCTGATTGCATTTTCCGCTGGTCTTGCGTATGTTGGCAGGTTAAACCATGAGCCTGAATTAATCGTACTTGTATCAGCCTGAATCAATCCTTTAAACTGCAAATTTCCATTGTAAATTCTCCAATATGCATTCAGGAATCTTGATGTGCTTTCGTCTTTCCAAAGCGTGTTGAAATACTTGACATTTGCCCAATCAAAAAAGCCGCTACCTGTTACATCTGCTGAAATTGTTGCATTCCTAATCTCATGCACATTGTATGTGTTGTTATCTGAAAAAAGAACAGGGTCTGCATTCGTTGTGTATGATGTCGTGTTGTATTTGAAAACAGGAATGTTTGAACCTGATACCGTTATCGTTGCCGCTGGCACATAGTAGATGATTGAATCGAAGTACACATAGCCCTCTGTAAATGCGTATGATGTGCCTGTGATGGTTGGCACTAATCCATACAGGATATATGCTGTATTGCTGTTTCCTGCGTTTGTTTGAACCAATATCTTTCGCATGTCGGCTAATTCATTGAACAGAAAATCAAGTGTGCCCCTTTTTATCGGCATGGCTGCTCCTGCTGTGATGTCGGAAGTTTTGAGAATGTTTGACATATCTTTTTTTTAGTAGGTTATTATCGTGTATTGTGTTCCTGCAATTACCCTTTCATCAACAACCCTGCGGAGGATTTTCTCACGCTGTAAATTCGTTGATGCAATGGCATTGTATTTGGCTATCGGTATGTGAATTTCAAAGTTTGCTGCATCGTAGTTTGGATTTGATGCCCCAACAAAGTTCGCCGCTGTTCCATTTGCAAATACAGCTAAACTGCTCTGCTGCTCATTGTACCCTGCCAAAAAATACTCATTGTCAGGGGATAATGTTACAATGTAAATATCACTCGTAAAAGGTGGATTTGCATAAACTGCGCTGAACCATTTATTGAGCAACCATTCAAGTTTTAACTTCTCCGCTGTGGCATGCTGCCTGTAAAAAAAGCCCACAGGGAAATCTGCAACCTTATACCAATACTCTGTATTCGTTGGCAATGTGCCGATAGGTGGTGTCATGTTTTCCTTTACCTGATATATCTTGTAATCGCCTCGATATGCAACAATATCACCTGCAAAATATGGAAGCACAGCAGACCAATAAAACCCTGCCTGATTGCGATTGACATATTCATTAAAGAACATATCTCGAAGCCATTGCAGGGGTCGCATATAAACAAAACCTCTTGCAATTCTTCGTGCTGTTCTTCGGCGAACAGGCAAATTGTTTGCCCAAAATGTAAAGAAATTTATGTCAGTAATTGCCATGTTTTTTACTGCGGTGTGAATATCAATAAATCTGCAAATGTGCCTCCCACTGCATCCTCTTGAATGATATACCCTGCATAGGTTTCGTATTGCCTTAGATTCAATCCTGCTGGCAAATCAAAGATGTATGTTCTGTTGGCATACGATACGCTCTGCCTGCGTACGAATAGCGAAGCCAACGCAACATCATTCACTCCTTCAACCGATTGAATGACATCAACAACTGCTTGCACATTTACCACTCCATCAAACGGAAGGCTTGCAAGGTAATTATTCAAAGCATTGATAACGCTCGTTTGAATGCTTGCGGCATACTGCCCATCATAGAAAATTTCCGCTTCCAAGCCCATTCTATCAGGTAATTCACTAAGTAATGAATAATCAATTCCGACGAATCCAATATCATTCACATACGATTGTAATGCTGTCAATTCACCTGCGGCTAATGTTGTCGGTGGGTCGTTCTTTGCAACTTTTATCAGAACGGTCTTGTTCAATAACCTATTCACGCTGCATCTTGTTACTATTCGCAATGATGGGTCAATAACGGGATATGCAAGCGAAAAATCACTCTGCATCTCAACATACTGCGGAGTTGTTGCGCTGTATTGAAATTCAAATACTTTTGATTGAATCCACTTTGCAGAACCGGGATAACTTTTTGATGCAACCGCTTCGATATCCACTTTAAACAAATCCATTATCTGCTCAAAGATATTGATAGCAACCGCCACAAGGTAGATGTATAGATTCCAGAACGCTGTCTGTGATGTTGATGTGAGCGCATTCAATGATGATTGTGCTTGCTTTTCTGCGAGCATCTGCGCTTTTATTTCGTTGACTGTCCTTGCCATTGTTTTAAATAATATCGTTCGTTATATCGAATGTTTGCGGAGGTGCTTTCGTTAACCCTCCTATCACATCTTTACCTTCATTGGCAACTAATGTATTCACATATTCCTGTTGCCATATATATAGATTGTTGTGCGAATAATCAGGAATCTCACTCACCCTTACCATCTCGCTTCCCTTTGTCGGCTTGAACTTTTGCACCTTCAAAAAAACATCATTCTTAATGTCGAATATCTGCAAATTCTGGTCGAGCGTTCCATCGGCTGCATCGGCTTGCAAATCCACGATATGCAGCTTGGTTCTTACTTCATACATCTGATAACCTGCACCCAACTGCCGAACATCGGAAAAGTCAAATTCAATAAATACTGCAGGTGTCAAAAAAAGAAAACCATCCTCGCCATCATCCTGTCCGCTTAGTATTCGCTGATACTGCTGATTGAATAACGCAACAAACTGAACACCTGTCGCTGTTTTTACCCTCTCGATTATGTCAATTACGAATTGCTTCATTTATCCATCTTTGAATTGCTCTTATCTGCTGCTGCTCCAACTGATGTGAATGCCCCATGAATTGTCTTTGCGGAATGTTCACCTTTCTGCTGTAACCTCTTATATTCTGTTTTGCTTCGAGCTGCACTTTTTTCTCTCGCCTTGTCTTGGTGCTGAATATCCCCGTGCCTGCATACTCACCGCTTTTCACATATCGTGAATGTGGCTTGACATACGCTGTGCCTCTCGCCCCTTCATTATGTACCTGTGCATAAGGTGCGCTGTTTGCTATCTGCACAATGTCCATTCTCTTTATGCGTGTGTAAAACGACCTGCGAAGCCTGCCCGATTGAACAAGTATTGCGCGTGTCCGTGCTGCTTTCTTCGCTGCCTTGTATGCTTTCGTGCCGGGCTGTCTGCGCTTTACTTCCCTCCATTGTTCCAAGCCTCTATCAACCCATCCCTTTTTTTTCCATGAGCCAACAAAATGGTTGGTCGCTTGCACTTCAAGTGTGGTCAATAATTTTGGCTTGCTGGATTTCATTTTTTCCATCAACAAATCAAAATTAAAACCATCACGCTTTGCCATTTCTTACAATGATTTCAGATAGTTGTCAAATCCGTAAATATCTCCGTTCAACTCGTACCGGGCAATGATGTCACCCCACTCGCCAACTGATTTTCTCTGCTCATCAACTTTGTGGATGGCAAAATTGAAAACACCGTATTCCTTTGCATCTGTGTTAATGCAGTTATCGGCAAGGGCTTGATAGTTCATGTACAGGTCGCTCTCTGTTTGAAATGCAAGCAGAAGAAGTTCTCCCAATCCCATGTCCTCGCTTATCTTCAATGGACGAACCTTGTACTCGTAACAAACTCCGTAATCATTCAGCAGGTTTACAATTTCTTGATAGTGCTTTGCTTCTTGTTCTGCTTCCTTTAAGCAAAACGCTTGAAAACCGAACAAGCCTCGCTCCTGTGCGATATTCGCAATTTGACGATACATCGCCTCTGCGTTAAGTTCATCCTCGCCTCTTGCGTTAAGCATGGCAATGAATTTTTCTGAAAGTAATTTTTGTTTCATTTTTTTGTCAACCTGCAAAGTTATTGATTTTTTCTTCCATTCACAGCCTCCAATAGTTTTCGATAATTATACACGCTCCCAAACCAAGCAAAAACGAAATCAATCTGTTCTTGAATGACATGCTGGTGATGGCTGTTCCTGTTCTACTTGGGTCGCTGAAAAATCCTTTTTTGTATATGCCTCGATTGTAAAAATACCGCACCTGATAATAAACTCCATCATGTATGAAGGGAAACATCAGGATGCAGGGAATAACAAACATTAGCGACTCGCCATCAATGCCCCAAATGGTAAAGTATGCCAAAACGCG